AGCATTGGCCGATTCCTACGTAAATACTAGCTCGGCGCAAACAATCGCAGGCATAAAAACGTTTTCGTCTCCTCCTCAGATGAGCGGGGCTTCCATCACTTCGGGCACCATACCAGCAGCAGCATTGGCCGATTCCTACGTAAATACTAGCTCGGCGCAAACAATCGCAGGCATAAAAACGTTTTCGTCTCCTCCTCAGATGAGCGGGGCTCTCATTACGGGCAATATTATCGCGGCATCAACTACAATTACCCCCACTTCGTTGAGCTATTTATCTGGAGCCACAGGAAATATCCAGTCACAGATCTCGAATCATTCGAGCAATATTACCACACTAACGAATAAAACACAAAATATAAGTTTTGCGGGGACGACAACAACGATATCCAATACCACTAACCTTACGAATTGCAGCATTACAGGATTGATTACATTACCGACAAGCATGACTGTTCCTCCAACAATGTTGCAATTAGGTGGGACAACTTCAACGAGTCCATCATCCGATACAGAAATTTCTTCAAACGTAAATACCAATATTGTAAGTATTACGGTAGGAAACGTAGGGGTTTTCCTTGTAAATTGGAACATAACTTTTAACCGAACTTCAGGGACTTCTACTGCTGGGGCTTTCAGAGGGGCGGTTTCTAATTCTTCTGCCTCTTTTCCTTCTTCAAATATATCAAATTTATCGCATAGCACGGCTCCTAGTCGTTTCAGCTTTACAGGGAGCTCGGTTGTCACTAATACCAATCAAAGTAATATTACTTTTTATCTTGTCGGTAGTCAAAGTTCCAGTAACGCAAGTTATAATTTTACGACCGATTCATTTTTACAAGTAACAAGAATCGCATAGATGCATTTTCCTTCTCCGCCAAGGAAAAGTTTTCCTTGAACCGTTGGGAATTTGCCCACTTGTTTCGTAAAAAAAAACAATATGAATAAAAGAAAAGCAAGATGACCATTTCTCCAAGATTTCCAAATCAAAAAAAATAGTATTTTGGTTTGGTTTCTTCGCCAACCATTTTTCGTCATAATTTTATTCGCTTACCGAAAAAAACCAAAGAAACCAAAGAAACCAAAGAAATCAAAGAAATCAAAGAAAATGAGATTGTGTCTGCGATCTCAGAAAACCAAATCGACATTCATCGCCATCATTGCCCAATTGGAACCTGCCACAGACTTTGTGACGTTCCGTTTTTGTTCCGACCACGCTTCGAACCATTCTTTCGTGCATATCCAAGGTATGGACAAAGCCCATGTTTGTTTGTACGACATCCAATTGCAAAACACTTTTTTTGACGAGATGGTCATGATGTCGAGTTATGGTGCCAATGCCAGCGTTTCGTCTCTTGTCAAGCCCCTGCAAAACATGGCCATCGGAAACGGCTGCTCGGTCGAGGAAATCGATGATGGCGCCGATTCGGAAACTGCATCGGTTTCGTTGCGTACAATGAAGGTGTCTGTTCCCACAAAACATTTCAAAACAATTTTAGGCATGGCCAAGGACGACCAAATGATTGTCATTGAGGTCGCGGACGAATCCAACAACGATATCATGCTCGTGCATCTGAAAAAGGCGGACCCTTGTATTGCTAGTGCCACCACAATCGCCGTCTTCAAAGTGCCCCTGGTGAATAGTGATGTGGAGTTGATGAATGTTAACGCTCTTCCCGAAAGCCAAGCCGATTTCACGTTGGCGTCATCCAAATTGGCAGAGGCCTTGTCGAATCTCTCGGTGTGTGGAGGAGACACGGTTTCGTTTCAATTCTCGGAATTCCAAATCGCCATTTGTTCTCATGGCATGAATGGAGCGGCGGAAGTGTTTATTACGTCGGACTTGCTCACGGACTATGCTCTTGATATGGAGGGAGGAGATGGAGGAGATGGAGGAGGAGTGGTGGTGGACCAGCAAGAAGGCGAAGATCTTTTTGGCGATGCAGAAGTCGAGAACAAGATCGAAATGCCATCTCTCAAGCTCAAGGTGTGTTTCAGCCTCGGCTACTTGCAAAAGTTTTGTGTGAACCAAAAGATTTCTCCTACAATGACTGTCCAAGTCGGAAGCGAGATTCCGATGCGACTTTGCTACCCTTTGGGCGAGGACGGAGAAAGCTATGTGCGCTGGTTCATCGCGCCCAAAGTTCCTGGCATGGATGACGACTAACGACCCTTTATTTATTCCATCGTTTTAAGTCTTCGATGTTTAATAAAGATTTTTTTAAAAAAAAACAGTGACTGTTTCAAAAAGGTCTTTAATTTTTTTGGTTGCGTGAGATCGGATTCAACGATTGTACATCACAAACGATGTCGGATAGTAGCGGTTCGCCTGTATATTTTCCCCCGACATATGACTATGCATCCATGGTGATGAGTCCTCAGGAGGCCAAGATGGGCACCGACGGTCATTTTAAAACGCTAGGGAACGACTTGGGTGGCATCATGGGATATGGAGATGTAATGGTGTTTGGAGGCGGATTACAAAAGGGACATAATAGTGCGCTGGGAAATCGGGGGTTCGTTGCTACGCCCGCCACTTGCCAGCCCGTGGATGCTCTAGGAGACGACCTTTCGGGCAATGCAGTGACCCGACATTTGTATATTGACAATATTCCCGATGGATCAGTGCCTTTTATGACTGGACAGGGAAATGGAGGCATGCCGAAAGGGTTAGTGCCTGGTATGATCGGCGACATGGCTCAAGCATTCGACCCAACCGATGTCTTTGAAGCGATCTCGATGGGAGGCTCCCCACCGTGCCAGAGGGTGGATCTCAAAACCACAGACAACAAGGGAAACAATACGCATGAATCACGATATGTGGTGAATGATGATATTGAAAAAATTCCAGCATGTAACTTCAATGACGGATACAATCCCGTCACGACGAAAAAATGCAAAGAACATTTTGTAGGAGGGCAAGGAACTTCTTGGTGGGAGGACTGGTGGTGGTGGTGGTCGAAGCCGACGAGGAGGGAAATTGTCGTTCGGCCTGGCATAGGCGGGCAGAAAAATACATGGAAACCGCGACAAAAATTAGGGGGTGGTGGCGGTATCATGGATACGTTGACCATTCGTAGAGGGATTGAGGGATTTCATATCGGTGGCCAGATTCCCGACGATCCAGTAGTTTATTTTTATGTGGTGGGTGTGGCCTTTTTAGGCGTATATTTGTTGTGGTGTTTGATGATGAGGAGTGAAAGGAAATAAAAAATTAGTGGTGGTGGCGTTTTCGCTTGTGGGACCGTTTGCGGCGTCCGCCTGTTGGTGCTGGTGTTGATGCTGTTTTTGTTGATTTAAATAAATTCATCGGATTTAAATAAGACAAAAATGAAGGAGCGGGAGCAGCAGCAGCAGGAGTGGAGGAAGAAGCCTTAGCGGGAGCAGCAGCAGGAGCAGGAGCAGGAGCAGGAACGGGAGCAGCAGCAGGAGCAGCGGGCGCAGGAACGGGGGATGGAGGAGGAGGAGGAGCAGTGCCCGCGTCTCCTCCAAACAATCCCATAAATTTCCCCTTCTTACCCCTCCGCCCCCGCCCACTTTTACGCAGCGTTTTCATCAACTTATTCATCATTTTGCATTTGCAGCTCTTTTTTTGTCGACGACGAGCCATGGAAGATAGGTGAAATTTTGAAACAAAACAAAAAAAGGGATCGGTCAAAAGTAAAATGGACGCGAAAAATCGGACAGCTATCGAATTATTTGTTTTGGTAATAGCCCAAGAGAAAAAAAAGAAACCTTTTCTTTTCGAAAAATTCATTTCCCTGACTAATTTTTTTGAATGAATCCATTCTACTTTTGGACGGTCCAACATCCCGTATGGGCGGCCATCGGGCTCTTTTTGTCTCTCTTTATTCTATGTCAATTGGGATTCCCTGGATTTCTGTATTATCCAGAAGGAGCGGGACTGCGCTCTTTTGGTGTGGGATATCGCAACAAAACCATTTTGCCTTTGTGGCTCTTGACCATTGTGTTGGCCATTGTCTCCTACTTTTTCGTCATCTGCTACATTCGCTACTACTGATGATCATTTCTTGACATTTAGGCAGGAAGACTAGAATACAAATTCTTTCCCTTCGCGGCATTGGTCGTGGTCGTGTCGGTCGTTGTGGTGGAGGTCTCATCCGTGGAAGGCGTCGGTTGTCCGCATTGAGACTGGAATTTGTTCATATGATAATTTGTGATCATAATCACCAAAAATCCAGTGAGAAAATACCAACAACATTCCCCTACCCGATCCTTTTTCAAAACAATGCTTTTCAGTTCTTTTCGTTTTTCTTCGGGATCAAACTCCGCCCTAACATTGTCCTTGATCATCGTCGCCCAATACCGCTCAAAATTAGAGGGACACAAAGCCAGCAAAAGAATCCCTTTGTTTGACAGCAATTTGTCGATGGAATTGTTGACGAGAATCTTTTTCGTGGCTTCAGGGTCGTTCTCGGCGTTGGTGATCTCAGCCTTTTGCTCGGGACTTAGCAACGAATGGGTAAAAAAGCCGTCCGCGGTGCTCGCCATGACTGCGTAGCCGACCGTGTTGGAAAAGGCCGTCGTCAGCCCTTCTATGCACCGTTCGCTCTCGGCGGGTACAAGAATGGCGTGAAGACTGTTGAATATGAAAATTATTGCCCCCATGCAAAGTGACCACAGCAGACTGCTTGTGGCAAAGCTGTACAAAAACATGGACCCGATATTGCTGGTGCATTTGAGGAAGAAGCTCATAAAACAATAATTAAAGAAGAAAAATAGGACAACGAGACCGACAATAAATCCACCCAACATCATCATTTTGGATTGTTGTAGTTTAGCAGGATCGTCGACGACATTGGGATTGGCTGCATTCACAAACGAGTAGGCGAAAATAAAAAAACTGATAAGAAACACGACGGTCGCAGAGGGGATATAAAGAGTAGTATTCACCATAAAGAGCAAGTTTTTTGTCGAACGGGTGGGTGGGTGGGTGGGTGGTGGTGGGGGGGGGTGATCCCAATTGTTTTTAAAAAAAAGCGCAAATATTATAACGCAAGTCGAAAATTATAAACCTGGAATGGGGAACGCATGATGAATACGCTCGTCATGATTGTCTTTGGGTCTTAACCATTCGTAATGGTGTGCTCCGTTGTGATTTAAAAGATGGTAAAGTTCGGAGGCTGCATTAATTCTATCTGGTACCAAAGACCCATTCGTGAAGTCTTCGAATGTCGTCATAACATACCAGTCAAAGGATCCTTTATCATTGGGAGCCCATAAACGGAATCTTATTTGAAACAACATCATCGCAGCAACTATTTCCAGATGCCCTGCGTATCGTCCGTTTCTTCTTAAATTTTCAACTCTACAAACCCAATCATTCTCATCACATGGCCGATCTCCCCTTTCAGGAAGGTATAGAGTCGAAAACGTATATCGAAAATTTGGATCTTCACGGTGATTTCGAAAGAAAGCATCGATGTAATTGGCAATTTGATGTCGATACAGTGGAGCACTATCGACGCTCCCAGTTCTTATTTGTGAGAGAGCGTGGAAAAAGCAATTGCCTTTTCCATCATTTTGTATGACATCAAAATTTTCGTGAATAAATCGATAATTGCGAGATCTGTCAGCAATGGGCTGCGTCGGGACGTGATGCAATACTGGAATGCCGTGCGTTGGAAACAATGATGATCGTGCCCCATTCGTTCGATGACTTGTCGCAAAGGAAAGGATGCCGCTTCTTCTGGAGGGTCGCGCAATCGGAGAGGGTCGCGCAATCGGAGAGGGTCGCGCAATCGGAAATTGGTCCGCAAAAGTCACCCTGCGGTGCGGCGACCTTCTCCTTGCTTTGGTCGCTACAGGGGTCACAGACGTTGACGATCTCGAAATTTGTGAATGTTGGCGAGGTTGCTTTCGAAATTGCGTCCTCGTTCGTGTTGCCATACTTCTGCGTCTATGGCTTTCGTCCTCGGAATGACGTCTGGGGCGAAATGCCGTGTGATCAAAAATTTCTCCTTCTCTCGGCGGTCGATTGCCCTTGAAGTCGTTGTTTATCCAGGGAACAATATTTTGCTGAAAATAGCGGTTGCCCACGACTGCCGCAGTACCCAATAAGGCTCCTCCCATCGTTGCCGCCGTCACCAAAAAGGGATCTCCTCCTTTCATGGCGCAAGGTCGTCGTCTCTTCGTTCGCGGCATGGAAAATCTTTTCAAATGAGTGGAAATCAAAAGTTATGATCGGCTGAAAAAAAATCCGTTGTCTTGTTCATCTTTACACAAAAAAAAATGTTTTCTGGCTTTAACAAATCTTTCGGGATGGGCATGTTCCCACGAGAAGGAGGTGGAGGTAGTGGCGGAGGTGGGGCAGGTGGGGCAGGTGGGGCAGGTGGGTTAGGTGGGGGAGCTATGGGCGGAGGAGACCGCCCCAAATTAGTCGAACCAGGCACCAAATATTTCCTCAGCGAAACATTGAAGCAATGTCACCAGTTCAAATTGAGGCATCACAATATTATGATGAATGTTTTGCTGGCAGGAATTTTGGTCTTTATGATGGCGTCCTTTTTGTGGTACAAATATCGCGGCAAACCCACTCCCGAAGAGGAGCGGCTCCGAGAGCGCCAGAAGCGCGAATATATTTTGTCCAAAATACAAAACTACCAGGAATCAAAACGCCAACTGAGTGATCGCCTGATTACGGGTCTGCCTGGGTGGCAAACTCCCATCGATATGATGAATGATGCACCGTCCTATTCGTGAAAAAAAAATTCTGCGTCGTTCCCGAAAAAAAAACATTCTGTAGCGAAATCTATATTGAAGTCGAAGAAATAAATCCAAAACAGAGGACCATCGGAATATATGCCGAACAAAGTCCAGCAAAGGAAACGGCAGTGGCATCGTCGCCAACGCTCACGCAAAGAAGGAGAAGACGGAGGTGTCAACACAAAAGGACTCTCTCCCAGCGCCAAGGAGGCAGCCGTGCGCGAGAAATGGAATCAGGCCATCGCGACTTTCTTTGAGCACCGACAAAAGAATTTAAAAGGAATCCCCACCATGGAAATGTTTTCGGGGTCACAGCGACCCTATTTTGGGACAACGCGCCCCTTGCCCGAAATGGTAGGCGAAACAGACCGCGAACTCAACGGTATCAAAGAGGAAATCTTGCTCCTGAAAAACGATGTTTTGTTTGGTTATTTGCCCAAGGATTTAGCGGTGACCAAATTTCAGGAATTGAAAGATAGGACGGCCACCAAGTCGGAGCAGTTGCAGGCGGACTTTAATGAATATTTTGATTTGCTGGAGAACGCCGAGCATATTGCTGAGCGGACGGAGTTGGACAGGAAATACCAAATGTATTTGGCAAACTACGCATCCAAAAGAAGTGTATTGCCGTGGAAATCGCCTGAAGAGCGGGTGCGGCTCTTGAAGGATATGGCGGGGTTGGTTGTGTTGATGCATGAAAATCGGGCCGAGCATCGGCAATTATCGTTTTCAACCGTGGAGTTTTTAGAGGAAGATGTGGATCAGGTGGAAGAAGATGGAATCCACAATGAAGAAGGCCGTGTAGAAGTAGTGGCAGAAGAGATGGGTGGATTGGCGGGGGAAGCTTGGGGGGGAGAAGAGGATGGCCCATTCTTTAGGGAAGACAACCCCAGGGATCAACCTCAAACATTGGAAAAAATTTGCGTGGAATGGCACGTGCATAATCCTGAACTATTTGAAAAGACGACACACCGTAAATTCGTCGAGCCTCCTGACAAGGCGGGGAAATGCCGTGAGGGGAAGAAAGATCCAGAGGACAAGGATGCGGATGACAAGGAAACAAAAGAATCCGAAAAGGCAAAACGGAAAAAAGATGAAGAGGACAAGATATCTTCAGCCTATGGAGACTCTAGTGTGGAAGGGGCCGAAGGAGTTCTTAGCGGCGATTGGGTCGAGGATATTACCGATGTAGACGACAAAGACATTCGGACACGGAATGGGGAGGGAGATGCGGCGACATCGCTCGATTTGTCGGTAGCGCCTCCTGCCTCAGCGCCTACCAAGCAAGTCAAGGTTTCTGTCGTGGATGTGGCCAAGGGAGGTGTCATGAAGACGGAAGATGACGAAGAAGAAGAAAAAAAGAAGAAAGACGCGACCAAAAAAGAGGCGAAGGAAAAAGAAAAGGCGCGGAAGAAAACAAAGACGTTGCGATTTATGCGGCATTTGATCGAGCAGCGCAAAAAAGCAAATCGAACATCGCGCATAAAATGAAAGGTGGCGTAAAACGGTATGGAAAAGGACGGGGGATGAGTATTTTTTTCTCTGATGACGTATAGACAGTCTTTTCGTTGAATTTCATTCGCCATTTTTACAGACCGTCATTTTGAGTGGGATTGAACTCGCCCCCCCCCGCCCCCTGCCCTCCACTCCAACAAAAACAAGAAATGTTATCGGATTATATTTCTCTGCCTGTGTTCTTGATAAGCTTTGCAGTAGGGTTATTTTTTGTTTATATTTGGGGCGCCGATGTCAAAAAGGTGGTTGTGTATCCGAATCCCGATAATGTTGGGAAAGTTCAGTACCAGGACCGAGCTAACCATTGTTTTCGTTTTCGTTCGATGGAGGTTCCATGTCCCCAAGACAAATCGTTGATTTCGAAAGCGCCTCTTCAGGCATAAAACATTTGGAATGTCTAGTAATGATTCGATCTGCGTTTTCGTGGGAAATTACGATGCGTTTTGTGTCGGTGCCGTTTTCGTGTTTTGGTCTTGGCAAATCCCCCGCTTATTCTATTTTTATATGATACACCTTCTGTATTGAACCCCAAAACTTTTTTTTTGATTGTATGTGCTTTCCTTTCAAACCAAGAAGGTGGGGATCTCGAAGTTGACCCAATAGGAGGAATTTCGGTAGAAGCTATCTCAGGAGTAGTCTCAATAGCGGGGGAAGTAGAACCTATTGGAAGATCTGAAGAAGGATTCGATTTTGCAAGGAAAAGTGTACTTCTGTCTAATATATTTCTCGTCTTTCCAAGATTACTCCTTAAAAGCGAAGAAGTAGAAATATCAGGAGCAACTAGAGGAGCAGGAAGAGGAACAGAAGCAGGAAGTGAATCGGCAACAGGATCAAGAACAGGATCAGGAACAGGAAGTGGATCGGCAACAGGACCAGGAAGAGGAAGTGGATCGGCAACAGGAACAGGTGAACTAAGGAAACTATTGATCGGAACCAAAGATGAAACAAAATTACCAGGTTTACGTGAAAGATCAGGAGCAGAAACAGGAACAGGAGCAGGAACATGAAGAGCAGCAGGATCAGGAAGAGAATCATCAGCGTCACCTGCCTCAGCAACAACGGATGCTACAATCTCAGCTTCACGTTCTTTTTGCTGATCGCTTACTGCAAGTCCATGTCGCTGTATAGACCAATTCAATCCTTGCCGTATCTCGTCAAATAAAATATCTGGATTTAAAATCACACTTTCTTTTGTCAAGGGATTTAAAAGACCGTTATTTCTTCTTTTTATCAGCTTCTCAATCCACGAATCAAATGTTTGATTCTGCACTTGAGAACGAACTATCGCAGATTGGATTTTTGTCCCAATACTAATTTTTAACTTCTCGCGGAACGCTTCATCGTCGTAAGAGAACATACTGTAGAATTGCATGCAGAGCATACGATACATAACGGTATCATCAATTTTAATGCTTGGAAACGTAAAAAACTCGCTAATAATATCTTGTCTTAACTTCATCGTCTCTTCATTCATTGCCTTTTCAGAAAAGACCACCATAAAGAAATTCAATATTTGCAAAACAGTTTCAATACATTCTCGAAACTCATCATCCTCCATGGTTTTGTTTTGTCTTTCATTGAATCGGCCAAGAAACTTTTCCCGATGAGAAGACGATATTAAGAAAATTTTGCCGATATTTAAAAGAACTTCTAGAATGGTTGCCATAACTCCTTTTAATCGAAATTTGGATGAAGTTATGTCGTCAAGAAAGAGTTGCTCCATCAAAAAGTTTCGAACTTGGCGAGGTGTGAAATATATCATATCTGAAGGGACCAGCATCAATGTGAGAATTTGTACAACCACATGATTAATTAAACGAAACGGACCTACTTGCATTTCTATAATATAAAGGAAATCAATACAATATCGACACTTTTTTTCGATCCGCCGCAATTTAGCAGCATCATCTAGATTCTTTATTCGTGATTTTGCCTGACTAAAAGGAACTTCGCTGCTTTTTTTTGCCAGTGTCTCGAAATATTTATACAAAATTCTATTTTTGATAAATTTGGCCTTTTTTGGCCCCTTCTTTTCTGTTAATCGTTGCAAAATCGTTTTATCCACGAGACCAAAATTAGCAGCTTGGTTAGAGGTTTCATTTATATCGGTTAGTAATTCTTCTTTTAATTGTTTCGATGGGGTCAAGGAACTCAGTTTCTCATTCGTTTGTTTCACAGCCAGCATGAGAACCCATAAAAATCGATACAATGTTTGCGATGTAACTCCTGCTAATTGGGAAAACGTATTCGTTTCAGAATGCAACCCCGAAACAAATAAAAACGTCTTCAACAAAGATTCCTGTCCTCCAGTAAGTTTGATTGCTCTGCTTTCTATTCTATTCGCTGTTTTGTAGTCTCTAGGTAACAATAAATTGTGAACGTCAAGCAAAATACTCAGTGGTGTTTGTTTAGGTTCTTCCGTTGTAGCTGCTACAGCGTCTTCGGAAGTGGCATTACCAATCTTTGTTTCGAAAAATAGAGCCAATTCTTCTCGACAACAAGAAATGTTTGCTAACGCCAAGAGGAAAAAGCGTAATCGATAATTGTCGCTTTGCAAAACATCTTTCATTTCCTGCAAATTTGTCACATTGACAAGATAAGGTAACAAAGAGCCAAATATTTGAATGACTGTATATTTCAAAACTTTGGTTGTGTTTAAATAATCTTTAAAATCTCCCCAAATTAGTTCACCCGATCCTTTCTCAAAAAGTGGTTTGATTTGATCTTCCGTAACTGACGGGGTTTCTATGAATTTCACCATGAGATCGCTCATTTCGTTCACCGCTGTATTAATATCTTCTTGAGTTATTTCCGTTATGACGGGTTCTGGTGTATTCTCTATTGTGGTCTCTGGAACCATTTGAACCGTTTCCATTGCCGTTTCTTTTTTCTTTGACCTGAATCTATTGAAAAAAGACGATATGGAATCACTTATTCGCCTTCGCATACTAAGTTTCTCTCCTTGAATACCTAAGCCTCTACCACCCATTAGTCTTGTCGGAAACGGCCTTCGGCTTCGTATTTTTCTCGCATTCTTCGACCGATGGAGCGGTACACGTCTTTTCTGACTTCGCATGGATGAGAAAAATAGATCAATAAAAAAAAATCTCAAAATCAAAAGTAGATGAACGAATTTTTATTTTTTTTTATTGAACTAAAGATATTGCCATGACAAAAAATATTCATGAAAACGTTTTCCTTTCAAAAAAATTAAAAGAAAAAGGAGGGATTCGCGCTCATCTTCGTTTCCTTTAAATATTGAGATCGATCTAAAGTTGTTTTGAGATTGAAGATTAAAAGGTTTATCGATTATTTTTGTGGAAACTCCCGATAGATGATTCGACCAAAAGAATTTTTCCAAGAAAAAAAACATCAAAATGAAGAAGAATTTCAGCACGGTTTGGATATGCGTAATCTGATCGATTCGTACCTCCGCTCATATCAAAACAAGCATCTCTCTAGTTTCGATGGCACGTCCGAGGTAGTTGTCGAAAGTTACCAGGAAGCCTCTACAGGAAGTGTCTTTGAATATTTGAGTTCATTACCCCTTACTCCTTCTGCCGACAAATATATGCCCATAGAATGGCAAGGGGACAAGGAGAATGACGAAAAGGACAAGGAGAATGTTTTATCGATGCTGCCGTTTCACTTTACGGTTCAACATCATCAAGAATTGATCGAGTGGTTATATAAAATGATGCAAGGAGACAAAAGTGACAATCGACATATTGATGATGAGGAGGAAGGTGTATGGAAATGGAGAACGGAAGACAAACAAGATGAAAAGGCAATGACAGAAGAGGAACGCGATGAAGACGAGGATGAGAAAGATGAGAAGCAGGAAGACCAAGAGAAAGACGAAGAGAAAGACGAAGAGGAAGACGAAGACGAAGACGAAGAGGAAGAAAAAGAAATGTCCGTCCCGACGCCCGCCCTCCAAAAACTCGCCGAAGACTACCAGTATTTTCTCCAACAATATGACATCAACCTTCAAGATAATCCCCCACCAACAGCACCTTCGTCGTTCTCATTATCCCCTTCTTTTTGTGCAGGCTTTCGCCACGGCTGCTACCTCGATCGTCAATCCAACATGCCTCCTTCCCCTTCGTCGTATTATGAACTAGAAGGAGGGGCTCGCCGTTACCGAACCCCACGATTTCGTCCGTCTTCTTTTGATTTGACCCCTGCCGAAAGGAAACGACTTGAAGATCGAGAAAGGAAAAAACGCGAAGATGCCAGAGAAAGGCGAAAGAAAAAAGACAAAGACTCTGACCCCAAAAAAGACAAATCCCGCCCCTCGGCCGCCGCACCGCCGCCAACCTCGTCTCCTTCCTGGTTCACGCAACTCTACGATTTCATGCAAAACATTTTAGAAGACTGGTTTATCGAGGCCAGTTATAGACCGTCGACTCATGCATCCGACAAAACCGAGTATTACGACCTTCCTGCGTCTAAAGGGAAAAAAGCAAAAAGTTTCAATTTTAAACGGAATATTTCAGAACCGATTCATATTCAGCCCAAAATCAGAAGATTTCCTTCCCCTCGGGCAGTCAATGAAACTATGTTCACCGAAAAATTAATGCGGCACTCCAGGAAACAAAAACGTGACGATGATAACGACGACGACGGAGGCGACGACAGCGACGACGGCGACCACGATGACCATGGACGTGAAAACGACGGTATTGGCCGTTCTTACAGGAATACTGGTGCCAACAAAACGGGGGCTTATTATGCCACTCCCCGCACTTCTCGTAGAGCTCCGCCATGATCGGTCCTGCACGAAACAATCCTCCTTTTTTTTCTCCGCATTGACAAAAGTATATTTCCCACCCAAGTAAAAAAAAAGCGCCCTTCCACCTTCGGCCCCCCACCACCACACTTTCTTCCTCACTTCCTTCCTCCCCTC